TCTTCGCCAACTATATTTGTTCCTAATTGTTTCTTTTGTAAATCTGTCATACCTGGTAAATCAACACCTTCATCTACCATAACTTTGTAAATAGCAGCCATCTCTGTGTTTATGTTTGTTTGATATATACCCCAAGAATCTGATGTAGGGTCTTTAGCATCTTGTGTAAAAGGCACACCGTTTACTCTTGATTCATATGCAATTATTGGAACTATGTAATTTATTACATTTTCATCTACATAACCTACATCATTTAAAGCGGCTATGACATCTTCAATACTATAACTTTGTGATTCCACTAGGCAATCCTCATAGATGTACCTAATATAGACCTATTTATGTTATTAAAATTTAATCTTGCTCTATCTTGCCTTTCTGGGTACTCTCTAAAAGATTTATATAATGGTTCTATTTTATTTAAAAATGCCTCTGATGCACTAAATGCTTCTGGTTGTGTAGCTTGTGCTTCTGCTGCAGCCATAAAAGCAGAGCCTTCTTGTCCTTGTAGTCCTAATTCACTAATAGCTTCAGTGTCAGGTAATTTTCCAAATTCTTTTTTTAATTTAAATATAGCTATTTCTTCATTACGTTTTATCTCTTGATTTATTAAATCATTCATAACATCTCTATATGCTTCTAATTCTGTGCTAGTAAAATCTCTTCTATTACCAATAGCTTTTTGCAAATTATCTCTAAGCATTTTACCTCTATCAACAGTTTGTAAAATTTCTTCGGTTGCTTCTTTTATTTGAAATAACTCATTGTTAAATCTGTTATTTATTTGATTACCTAAAAACTCCATAGGGTCTATATTGTTATTTACACCTTTAGACCAACTATCTAATCTAAATCCATTGACATCATTAAACCAAGCTCTTACAGCAGCTTTTGTTGCTGCATCATTAGAACCAGGATTATAAAATCCTTTTAAATAATCTGCATCTTCTAAAAGTTCCTGCATATTAGCTATATTCACAGAATTAAAATTAGCTCCAGATAAATATAAATCTCCTTCATAACTAGGTATTAAATTTAAACCAGGAAAAGCAACTTGTGATGGGACAAATTTTTCTTGCACCGTAACACCATCCCAATTAGGATTTGCAATTAAGTTAGGAACTCCTGAATAATAAATTCCTTGTTCATATTGGGTTGCTATTTCTTCAGTTATAGCTGAAGCTTCTTTTACTGCAGGACTTGGGTCACCTGCAATAGCTCTATTTATTTTTTTCACAGATTCTACTGATTCGTCAATAATTTCAGTTTCAGGATTGTCTAAAGAATAACCAGGATTTTGTGACAACCATTCAACAACTGTCCTAGCATTTATTTTCTTTTGTTCTCCGTTGGGTCCATAAACTGTAATCATATTAATCTTCTAACTCTTCCAATAAACCAATAAAGTTATTTTCTCTATCTTCATAATACTCTTGTTTCAACTCTTTAGAACCTATTAAATTCCAAAATATAGCAAATTCAGCATTTTCTTCAGCTAATCTTTCTCCAAGTTTTCTAAGTTCTCTTCTGTAAGGTTCTGTTTGAGCTGTGTTTTTTAAATAATATTGAATACTTCTACCGCTTGGTCCATACTTAGCTGTAACACCTTTGAGTTTTCCAATCTCTACAAATATTTCTTCTCTATAATCCATATATTCTTTAAGTGGTTTATATAAAGCACTCTCCTGTATTTGTTGTTTAATGTTGTTTGGAGCAGCTTCTCTACCAAGTACAGAGATACCTACTGCTATTTCTAAATCATTCCATTTTTCTACATCTTGTCCTATTGAAATACTTTTTACATAATAATTAGGAAACATAGAATTAACTACTACAAATAAATCAGCTTTTTCTGTATTTGTTAAAGGTCTTCCTTTTTCTCTTTCTTCTAATGTGCTTAAATATGACCACATTCTACTACCGTTCATTTGATTAATAGTTTCAAGCCATTCTTCAGGTTTAAGTTTTACTATGTTGCCTTTTCTTCTTTGATTAAATCTTGCTTCATATGAATAGTCTGCTCCTACTTCAGGTGCAGGTGCAAACAAACCAAATACATTTGGCACGTACTCTTCTAATTCAGCGTTATCTCTTTCCCAATTAAAACCTTGCTCTGTTGTGCTTCTTATACCAGCTTCGTTATAACTTGTTCCTTTTGTAATGTACGTAAGTGGTTCTATACCTTGACCTTCTTTTAACCAATCTGGTCCAAGTATTTCTGTCATAGCTACAATAGCTGCTTCGTCATCACCATTAAATAATGCTTTCATATTTGCATATAAAGATGTAACTGCAGAAAATCTTAAATATCCTTCTCCATCTATACCTAACTCTACGTCCTCTCCAAAAAATTCTTTATAATCATTAAGAGTTTCTGGCTCTGTTCTTAATCTGTAATCGTATGTATATCCTGATGGCAAACCAAATTGATAGGCACCTCTTACAAGAAGTGTTTGAGTTGCTACTTCTTGAGCTCCTTCTAATAATTTTTTTTGGTCTATTGCACCAGCTTCATTAGTAATACTTATTAGCTCACCTGCTTTATTTACATAAAAACCTGTTACAGCTAAAGCTTTAGCTGTTTGTGCAAAATGAGTATTCCATAAAAACTCATCTGCAAATACACCTTTACCTTGTGACCAAGCTGTAATAAGTTTTGTCATATAAGCAGGTAATAAATAAGTAGCACCAAATTGTTTTAAAGTTTCTGCATCAGATACTTTTACACCAAAAGGGTTAAAATGTTTTTGTATCATATCAAACTCTGGTGTATCTGGTATATATAAACCAGCAGGTATTTGTAAATAAGGACCAGCCCCTGGACCAAAATTAGCTGTTACCATATTTATTGCTTCAAGTGGTGAAGAAGCATCTATTTTTAATTTATTATTTTGGTCATTAAAATATTTACCCTCTACAGCAGGACCTATCCAAGGATAAGTAAAATATTTTTCTCCATTAGGTCCTTCATTTATATAACCTGCTTGTCGTGCTCCATTCACTACAAGTCCTGCAGTTCTAATTGCAAATGGATTTCTTGATAACACACCCGTCCAAGTAGATACTTGTTCAATCCAAGCACCCATAAATGGGTACATAAGTCTTGTTACATCAGCAAAATAACCTCTCTCTGATAAGTTAAAGAGTAAATTATTGTGCATATATAAAGCTCTTGCGTCTGCGTATTGCTCTACTTCATCTAGTGTTTCAAATAATTTTACACCTGGAGGTGGTTTTTTACCTTTTGATTCTTCTATTGCTTCTAATATAAATTGTTTTGTAGATTTATTTAAAGCATCTAAATCAAAAAACTTTTCTAATCCTTTTATAAATTTATCGTTTTTAATTTTTGTAGTAAACATTTTTGGTAAATTATTTAAAGATTCAACAAATTCTTTTTTTAAATTATCTGACATTAGATAATATGCGTCACCATAAGATTTACCTTTTATTGTTCTATACAAAGGACTTCTGTTAGCAACTCTTTCTATACCTGCAGGAAACTCAAACAATGCTGTTATTGCTGCATCTAAAACTTTTTGAGTTGTTTGTTTAGCTTCTTTGCTTATAACTTTTATAGATGGTCTTCCTTGTTGTATTAAAGGAAAACCTTGATAAACAGGATTACCTGTTGTAGAAGCAATTTCTTCTTTTATTAAAGGTGCAACGTCATCAAATTTTTTTTCTATATATTTATAAAATTTTTTGTCATCAACTGTAATTCTTTTAACAGTAGATAACATTTCTCTTATAGTGCTACCTTGAGGTATATCAATAATTTTAAGAGTTTCTTGAACACCTTTTTCATTTGTTATTTGTATTGTTTCTTTACCATCAGCAATAAATTTTAAAACATCTGGGTCATTTGTAACTTCTCTTACTCTTTGATATAGAGTATCTACATAAGCTTTTGTTTTATTATAGGTAGATAAAGCATTACCAGGCATCATATCATTATCTAATAAACCTTTATTATATTGCAATCTTGTATTATTTAAGTCACCATTCCATAGTCTTTTTGCCAAAACTGATTCATCAACACCTTTTAAAATATTGTTTGCAACTTCGTTTGTTAAATTTCCTAAATTTAATAATTTTATTTCTTCTATAACAGATTGTAAATAATTTCTTTTTCCTTGTGGTGTTTCAAAAGCTTCTGTAATTTTATAATCTATATAACCTTGTTTTAAATTTTCTAATACATTTTCTCCAAAATACAATCTTGTGTTATCTCTTGATACCTTTCCAAATGCTTCTGTTTTTGTTAAAACCTCTCCTTTTAAAGTTCTATTATTTTTACCTAATAGTAAACCAAAGTATTCTCCCATATGTTTTGTTAAAGAAGGATATCCGTCTGACGCTAATTTTGCTTGACCATCCATTGTTATTCTCACTGGGAAAGCAATTCTTGTGATAAGTTGTAATGGTGTCCAAATGCCTTTTTGTATTCCCCATAATATATTTATTAAAGAACGAGTGGCTAATCTTGGTGTATCTATAATTCTACTTTTTTCAAACCAATTTGTATCTACTAGGTCTTTATCAAAAATATTATCTATTCCTTGTGCAATTTTTTTACCATACGTAACTTCAATATTTCTTATAACTTTAGATATTGTGCTAGTGCTATTTCTTATTTTTCTCATATTGGGAATTGTTATACTTTCAGAAAGTAATTGTTGAGGTAAATGAGGTGTAGGTGCTTTTTGTTTTTGACCGTTAATAACAAGTTCATTTCCTAATTCATCTAACCTAGCTCTTTGTCCTGGAAATACACCCTCTACACCAAATAATGTTTTGTTAGCTGATTCTTTTACTTTATGCCAACTTAATATATCACTCTTCCAATAACTAGATACATCATCAATAGAAAACCCACGTAGATTACCCTTTGTTATATCTAAAAATGATTCTATTACATCTGGTCTTTCTTTCGCTTCCTCCATAGCTTCGGCAGCAGCATCAATAATTTTATTAAATACTTTTTTTTGATTTACATATCCAATAGTTTCATCTGTGTTTTTAAGAGTTGCATCAACAAAACTAGCTAATAATCTATCTCCTTGTGCTTTTGGTATTCTTGAATTAACAATAAATCTTCTTGTATTTTCTATTACATCTTCTTGATTTTGCCAAATAAAAGTATTTTTAGGTGTCCAATCTCCCCATAATCTATTTGCTTTTTTAGATTCATCAGGTGATAAATTTTTAAATATCTTGTTAAGACCTAAGCTTTCTGGTATTTTATTCCATTTGTAACCTGTAGGTAAATCAGGCATTCCTTTTGGGTCTTGTAATACGTGTTTTTGAAAAGCTGTTTTAACTGCTTCTAACTTTTGTTCTGGATTTTTAAGTTTACTTGCTTTAATTAAATCTTGTGCCATAGCAGGTGTAAATCTTTTTACTATTTCATTTACATCATCTAAATTTTCTGACCAAGCCTTCATTACTTGTCCACCTTCATCAGAGTTTATAAAATATTTGAATGCTTTATCTCTATCAACACTACGATAAATAGTTTTACCTGCTGAATCTGTTTCTTTTATTAAACCCCAGTTTTTATATTTAAGTCTAGTATTTGCACTTATAGCTCCTAATTTATTAGCTAAATCAGTTCTTAAAAATACAACACCATCTACAAAACCTGATATATTTTTATATGCTTGTGTATTTCCATCTACAATTGCTCCTGCAACAATACCTCCTGGTGTAACAGGTTGTGCAGCAGTTGTAGGAGAAAAAGCAGAACCTCTAAATTGTGCATATAATTTACCTCTTCTATTTGATTCATCCCAAGCTTCTGAACCACTACCAAAATATGGAAACCAACTATTACCTAAACCAGATTCTGTACCAGGTGTATCTAAATCAAAAAACTTTTCTCCAAATTGTTCAAAACCAACAGTTAAAGCTGATGGACCTGATTTTTCAAATGCTGGTCCTCCTTCAAAAAAAGGTACAAAATCTTTTGTTAAATCCTCTTTGCCACCAATGTATTGTGGTTTTATTTGATTTAAAAATTCTTAATAAGGTTCTCCATCTTTCATATAAGAAATATCTTGACCTTCTGCTACTGCTTTTTCTATAGCTTCTCCTCTTGCAATCATATAAGTTTTTAATATTCTATTTACAAATTGGGGATAAGCAGCTAAGCCTGTACTTAATACTTGTGTAAATTTTTTAACTTGACCAACACTTCTTTTTACAGTATCTACTGGTGATGGCATCCAACTAAAGACACCTGCATTAGAAAGTTGATAATCTCTTGCATCCTTTCTAATAGTTCGTCCATCATTTGCATAATTGTTTACATAAGATAAAACATAAGGTTCTGCTTGTTCAACATTTAAACCATTTTTACCTAAAGTGCTAATTAAACCTGGTGGAGCAAAACTGTAAACATTAGCTAATTGTTTTATGTTTTCTGCTTCTTGTGGCGTTATACTATCAAATTTAATTTCTTTTTGTTTATTTAAATTATATTTTTCAACAATAGAATTTTGTTCTGCCTTTTTAGATTGGCTATATTCTGGATATAGCATTATGTAGTTCTAATTAATATATTCAGAATATCGTCATTAAAACCTGATTGAACATACGCTGATACCATATCTGAATTTTTATACTCTGTACCAGGTCTTGCTATTGGAAAATCTTGAGCATTAGAAATAGTAAAATTACCAGGTTGTATTGTTTGAGCACCTGTCATAATATTTTCTTCCATTTTTTCTGTTGGTCTATCTATTGATTGTAAAACAGGTGATGGTGTAGGTAAATTATTAGCATCTGGTATTGGAGTTGCAGCTTGTTGCTTTATAGCTTGACCTTCTCCATATGTTGTACCTTCGGTCAATCCCTCTACGAGTTTTACATTTTTTGTATTGTCTGTGTAATTTCTACCAATACTCATAGATGAACCATTAGTAGAATTTTGACTTACTCCTCTATTAGAATTACTCCTTGTTGCCATCTTCATCCTCGTCGTAAAACATAAATGTTGAACTTATAATCATATAGCCAAAAGGGAAAGCTAAAGGAGGCATTTGGTCTGTAAATATTCTAGGTTCTGATAGTCCCTCTTCTAGTAATATATCGTCACCTAACTCATCTACATCTTCTAGTGAGTTAAATACTATATCAGCAAATTGTTTATTTATTGACATTATCCTCCTAGTCCTTGTAGTAATTGTGCTATGCCTGGTGGAGGACCCTGTGGTGGTAGGGAACCTCCTCCAAGCAATTCTTGTTCAGCCACTGGTATTTCAGGTTCCTCTGCAGTAAAGAACTTATCCAAGATATTTTGCATATCATCTGGATTTTTTCTTATCTGCACAACAGCCATTGTTGCTTTAGGGTCACCTTGTTGTGCTTGAGCCAATAGTGTATCAAACAATACACTGTCTGCTTTTTCTTTTGTAATTCTATCGTTTACTCGTACTAAATTATCTAATCCATCTAAGTTTTCTTGTAGAGTTTGTTTATCAATAATACCTGCTTGTAATAGCTGTAAACCTGTAACAATCTTTTGTGGTTCATCATAACCAGCCATAGCACCATAAACTCTTCTAGTTTTATACGAGCCCATAATGTCACTTGTAGGATTGTATTTTTCTGAATAAAACTGATTGTCATAATATCCTGATAAATCTTTTGATTGACCACCATACATTTTTTCATCCCACTCAAGTCTTTTTGCATCTATCATTTCTATAGCATCAGACATTACTGTATGATATTCTCTAATCATTAATGACATAGAAGCACCTAGTTCTTCTAATCCTCTACCTGTTGCAAAGCTAAGTGGACTTTGTGAATCATCAGTTACAGGATAAGAACCACCTACACGTAGTTGTCTTTCTATTCTGTCTATTTGTTGAAATATTTGATAAGGTACATTTGATGCTGGTTTAGATACTTGTGTACCAGGAGCAAGATAGTTTACAGCAAATCTACCTTTACGATACTGTCCCGATTCTATCTCACCTGATATGTTTGTTTCTGTAAAGACTGCATCTTCCATAGCTATTATTGACATAACATTTATTTTTGCCATAGAAGCCATTAGTCCTATGATTTGGTCATACTGACCTTGTAATCTGTCAAAAGCAAATTTCTTTGCAACTACAAAAGATGGACCGCTATCTAATGGATTAGGTATAAAATCAAGAATAGTTCCAGAGGTCATATGATATATATACGTACCTTCTTCATTATAATATTCTGCAATTAGGTCACCCTCACCATTTGAGTTAGCCCAACTTCCGTTGTAACTATCTGTGTATGCAGAAGCATAAGCATTTCCAATACCTAATGTATTTGCTTGATAAAAGTCTTTACTGTTTATTTTGTCAGCAGATTTTGGATATGCTTTTGACAAAGCAGTTTTTGGAACTCTTCGTACAATAGCCATTTCTTTTGGTTGTTGGTCTGCACCGTAATATCCAGGAAAACAGTTGTAAGGGTCACGGAGTTCTGCACAAGGATATGGTGTGCCATTTGCATCTTTCATTTCTCTAATTACCCATACAGCAAAACCATAACCAGGTAACCATCTACCAACTTGTGGCATTTGTAAATCTAATTTTTGTGTGTCATCATATGCAGTTACAATACGTGCTATCTTTTCTGCTTTCTTTCTTGCTCTATCAGAATCTTTACCATTAGGTACATCTACTTTTAGATTAGGAATACGTCCTATTTTCTGTGCAAGATGTTCTAAACCTGACATCATAAGGTTAGGTACAGGTATTTGATAGTCTTGAAAACCTTTTATCTGGTCACCTAGTAATGCTAGTAAACCATCTGGTCCACCATTCATTATTGCACGAATACGTCCTCTAGTAGAATATGCACTCTGATTGTCATAGTGTAACTGTGTTATCTGATATTGTATCTCTTCAGGTGTCATTCTATTTCCACGGACTTTCGTTCATATCGCTTAAATTCCATTCTCCAAAACTAGGTTCATAATCTAATCCTACCTCAGCTAATCGTTCTTTTCCTAGTCTTCTTATAACTTTTATTGGAAACCAACTAGCCATAACGACATCTGATTTATAGTTTTTTGCTTTACTAGCCTTACTAGCAGCACTTGAAAAATAAATTAGTTGCCTACGATATATATTACTCTTTGTTTCGCTTTCTGCACTACCATAAGGTAAGTTAATTAGCTTTTGCTCAAATAACTGTTGCATACTTCCAACACCGTAAATAGGGTCAAATTTATTTTTTTGTGTCTGATGTCCCTCTAAATGTATACCCATACGTGCAGAGTATTCTTTTATCTCTCTATCTTGTCGTATAGCTTTTTGAAATCCGTTTTCTTCTATAACCCAATGTGCAAGTTTGTACTTCTCGTACCATTTCTTTATAGATTTTTTTGCCTGTGCAACTCCTCCACCTTCTTCGTTCTCTATATCTACAAGATACATCATTCCTGATTCAGGATTTACAGCCCACAAAAAACAAGCCTGAAAACCTGTAGATGCTGGGTCAAGTCCTGCGACTAGGTATGTCCCTGCAGGTACTTGCCCAACAACTCTATTGACATCTCTACACTGGTCAATATCTTCTGAATTAAACATTGTTATGCCTTCTACAAATGCTTTGTTAAGATAGACCATTTCGTATATTGCTCTACCACCTGTAGTATCTGCATTATTTTTTTGTGACATAAGCCATTTGTATGTACGTTTATTTTTCCATAACATACAATCTGTATGTTTATCTGTTTCTGTTTCTGGCAAAACACAATCTGTTTTGTGTGCTTCTTCTACAATATGTTCAAACTCTGGGTTTTCTAAGAGAAAGTTATACAAATCTTCTGGATGTTGTCTTGAGCCTATGACTACAACACCAGTATGTTCCTCTTTACGAGATGACAAAGTGGTTGTCCACCATTGTCTAGTTTGTTCTCTAGCACTAGGTTGTATTGTTGTACCGTGGTCCTCTATGTCGTCTGCAATAATTAAGTCACAGTCACGAGAAAGTATCTTGCCACCTTTACCTACAGCTACCATTGTTGGTGACTTTATACCAGTTATGGTTCTTGTACCTACAGTAAACTGTCCTGATGACCAGGACTTACCTGAACGTACCTTTGGTTGAAATTTTATACCAGGTCCGTTTATGTCTTCGTTCAATGCTTCGTTGTTTTCTAAATGGTCTAACACACCACCTACTGCATTCTTTGCAATATCTTCGTTACCACCTACCCACATAATTCTTATGTTTGGATTTTTACATATT